CGTTACCATTACTGAGTATGTTGTTGCGCTTGTGGTTGAGGGGCTGTCTAAGTGCTGCATTGGCATCGATCCCATCTCAATTGCGTAAGGAGTTCCGTTAGTTCGTACTGCCGCAGTATCTCTAAGTTGATTGCTAGTACCTGCATCACCAATACAAATGGTTGAGTCACTTCCTCTTGCTAAACGAAAGTGCATGGTTCCTAGCCCATATCCATAAAATATATTTACGCTAACAAGTATTTTACTACTCGTAGAAGATGGAGTAATTGCAGCAGAAAGACCTGATGCTACATAAGTGTTTGTTTCATTTGATGAAATTGCCACTGCTGATTTTAAAGTTGCACTTACAATTTGCAACACTGAGCCTGTGGGTAAAGTAGTAGTACCCTGTGACTTCAAATCAAGTGTCTTACCAGCTGCAACCTTTATCACTTGCCCAGCTGGGGCAGATATTTCTTTAACTACTATAGTAGACATTAAACAATACTCCAATTTCCTGAGTTACCAATAGTGACTGTCTTGTTATCAGCAATTGTGATAGGCCCAGCGGTCATTCCATTAGTATTTATAGTTATATTTTCATTTATGATGGCAGCATTGGTTCGTATTATAGATAATGTCCCAAGGCTTGGACCACCGAGTGCAACAGCATCAGCAATCTTCTCTGCTGTGATTGCATCATTTGCAATATCTGTTGTACCAATGGTAGTGTCACCATTTAAAAGTTCTGCAATATTTTTTGAGTTACTGGGCATTAGCTTTGATACCTCGCCATGATTTCGGATGTATTAACAGGCGCAAATGTGAATGTTAATGTTGAACCGCTGATTGAATAGTCTGTAGTAGGTTTCATAGCGATACCATTATAGAAAATGAATGCACTGTTTGTTGTTGAAGTTCCACTTGATAATGTGAATGCAGTTGCACTACCATTACCAGCGAATACATCTAACTGATAATCTGTACTTCTACGAACCACTCCACGAATACCAAAGTGTTTTGCTTCAATCTCTGCACTTGCGTCTGGAGCACCAGTGAATGTAAGTGTAGTGCCATTGATTGAATAGTTAGTGCTGGACTTCTGTAGGATACCATCAACAAACACTAACACGGAGTTTGCGTTTGGAGGATTCTCTGACAGAGTGAATGCGGTAGCAGAACCATTACCAGTGAATAAGTCAGTTGTAAATGACTTTAAATTTGCGGCAAGTTCAGTTGCACCAACAGAACCAGTGGGCGGTTTAATTTGGAAAGAACCAATCCCTCTATGCATAACGTAAATAGTTGAACTACTTGCTGCGGCCTCAGAAAGTTTTAAAATCTTAGGTTCGCCAGCTGCGTTCTGGTGAATAGTGTATGCACTTGTACCTTGTTGGATTACGTTATTAATCACAACCTGTAAGTTTTCTGCGTTACTGCCTGGCACAGACTCAGTTAGAGCGACTGCATTGGCGTGAGTAATAGAACCTACTGTAATATTTCCAAAACTAGAGTCAGTGAAATCTTCCTGATGAAAAGCAGGTGAGACTTGATTGTGGAATGGAGTACCTATATACGACATTAATAAACTCCCTTATGATACATCTTCTAGGATGGATGCAACTACATCTACAGTGTTTGCAGAGGCGTAAACTCGAACCTTATCATTGCCGTTTAAAACGACCTTCTGTCCAGACACCACTTTCAACGAGGAACCAACTGGTAGAGGAGCATTTTTAATAATATGGAATGATGCACTTGCACTACTATCCAAAATTAAAACTGTAACCTGTACTGCTGAAGTACCTGTGTTTGAAATGTCAAGTTCGATAAGAATCGAATTACATGCACTTCCATTGTTTGCTGTATAAACATCTGTTGGAGAACCAGCATTAGTGGATACACTCGTTGCAAATGCGTTTTTAAAATTATTGGCCATTATTGTTTTCCTTAATCTCTATTATTTATAGGTCTTAACCAAGCGCAACCGCAAGAGCAATACTAAAACCTTCTGTTGAAATTGCCCCACCAACTGCTGGGAATGTTAAAGTTGTTGAGTCTGAGGCCAAAGTTAATGAACCCGTACCAGAATGTGCAATAATAGAATTATTACCATCATGGTACATTTGTAGGTCGTCTGATGTGCCTAGTTTTATTCGTGCAACACCAGCGCCTGTGGAGTCTGCAAGGTCTAAGACTGAAGTAGAGGTTATCAACCCACTGTTAAGTTGAACAACTGCTTCAATAACATCTGTTACGGACTGTCCACCCACTGTGCTAGGAAGAGAAGCTATGTCACCGATATCCACAGCGAGTTCATTGAACTCAACTCTCCATTGTTCAAGGGTAAATGATGTTGGTGTATTACGATCTGCCATTATTCTTTATCCACTAGTTTTAAAAGTAAAGATTTTATTTCGTGCATCTCACACTTTAAGTTATTTATGTCCCTTACTGCATCCCTAATACTGTCTTTTTGTTGTTTAACATTCCTAGAGCGATTTACAGCAGCTTCATATGCTTGCATATTTGTGTTGACGATTGCCCCCGAAACTATATCACGGGCAAGGTCTGGATGTTCTTGTACTTTTAAATAATCTGCCATATTAAGTCGCCAATGCAATTGCTCGTAAGTCTTTTATACGAGGTGGTTCTGCACAGTTTGTTCCTTGCATTCTAATCTTAATCGCAAAAGAAATAAATTGTGGTAAATTATTTACACTATATTCTCTTTCAATAAAGTCATCAAAATCAACTGAAGAGTTAACATTCGAATCTGGCACACCAGTAGTATTGAAATATGTCCAACCGATTTCATTGAAATCTGATGAATCATCTGAACGTAGTACTTTGTACATTAGTTGAATTTCTGCACTATCAAACTTAACTGCATCAACGAAACACTTCAGAGATGTAGCAGGAGTTTTTAATTGTGCCTTACGAGTAATATAAACAACCTCACCCGAATCTCCTTCTGGTTCAGTCGGAGAATTAAATTCTGCAACTGGGAATACATCGGCTGATGTATCTATGTTGTCTAATCTATTTGCAACTGTAACTAAAGTCTTTCTATCCAAATCTATGATAGGCGAAAGGTTTTCAGCAGATGAAGTCATCGTAAAGATAAGTTCAAATGATTTGTTACCCGATAGCTCGGAAGTCTCATTAATTTGTGAACAAATAATCTTAGGTACTTCGAAGTAATAGTTATCAGTAATCGGAATTTGATCTGCCTGAGACAGAGTTTGTTTTACGAAAGACTGTTGAGCACCACTTGGAGAAGTACCAGTTGTTGTTCTTGACTTAGCAGAAATGGTTGTATTTGGATGTTCAATAACTGGAACAAGAGTTTGCATAGTATCAATCAATGCATTCTCTGTTGCAGTAACAGTTTTACCACCACCAGTAATGCTTCCATCAGCACTAGCAGTTGTTGATAAAGTATACGAATCCATCTGAATGTCACCTAATGCGACATGCGTCTTGTTAATTTGTGTTAGAGGAATACCACTTAGTTCGTATAACTCTACTACTGAAGCATCTGCATGTAGAACGTCTGTTCCTTCTACTGCGCGAGTTAGTGAGGAAATAGTTGTTCCAGAAATAGTTCCAGATGTAATTTCACTACCAATCTTAACAAAGACAGTTCCACTATTTGGGAATCCTGTATCTGATGCAAGAGATAAACTAGTTGCACCGGCCGCTAGAGAACTATTTAATGTTGTATTCACTCCAGAACTAACACCAGCAATTGTCACATTATTAGTTGTAGTGTACATGTGATGATCGTTGTGAGAAACTTTAATTTTACTTGTACTAGCAAATGTTCTAATTGGGTTTTCTTTAAGTGTCTTAACTGGAAGCACATCATTAACTAATGTTACAGCAGCAGTCTTAGATATATCAAAGGTTGCACGATATATAGTAAACTTCAAGTCTTCTAAATCATATGCAGTCCATGTAGAATTGTTTTGTGATTTAAATAAAACTCCAAGATATGGTTGGTCAGAAACTAAACGAGAACCACCCACATCAGTTTCTCCCATTCGAGAAATCCATGTTAAGTAGTTTTGTGAGTCAGTGAACATCACTATACAATATTCAACACCATCCTTTACATAGACAGGTTCATCAAATGTAACTGTAGTGGCCACAGATGCATCTTCAGAGATAGAAACTTCTGAAGGTTCAAGTGACTTAGTAGCAAATGGGAGAACCTTGTTTGTAGGATACCCGTTAGACATTTCACGAATTTGAATAGTAACTGGAAGTGTAGAATCTTTACCTTGAAAGAAAGTATCAATCTTAGTAATATACTCACCACCTGATGCCACAGGCATAAATGATTGTGCAAGTGGGTCGTACCAGCCAACTTGTGCTGTTCTGTCAGAAATTTGTCTGCTAGTTGTTTCTTGTTGAGATGGATTACGAACCTCAACTCTTGCATTACGAGTAGCAACAATAGTTTCTTGAATTGTACTTAGGATACCAGTTGCAGAATAAATTGCTTGTGCGAAAGTTTCTGGTTCTGGAGAAAGTGCATTTACAGTAGAAGAGGTCAATCTGAATAACCTATCACCAGTTCTGAAACGTGAGTTTCCTTGAACATTGGGGTTAGGGATTGCAAACGTACCTTCTACTTTTCCTGAGGCAGATGAGACAAGGTTTCCACCAGCACTTCCACCAGATGGTGTTACCAAGGCAGCGACATTCGATTTGTCAAAGAATGGATATACTTTAGTAAGAGGCTTCAATCCAGTAACAGTAAACGTAATGTTTCTTGCACGAATGAATGGAATTAAAGCGCGAGATACTACTCTATCACCTTGTGACTCTGTATCTATTTGAGCAACTACAGTAGTAGTAACACCTCTTCTAGACAATGTTCCACGTTCATTAGTTACTGTTCTACGCAATACACGGCGTCCCGAAGACCTCCACTCATTACTAGTTGAAGTTGTTACTCCACTCCACTGAGTTTGCCATGCATTCCATATCGTTCCTAATGCATTTGCATTTTGTGCTAAAACTGTATCGAAGTTTCCTTCACGATTGACAATCAAATCTGGGATTCTAGCAGTTTCAAACCACTCATCACCTGATGGAGATAATCTACAAATACCAGCCCAAGCAAATGATAACACGGGGTTTAGGTTTTCAATGCGAGTTGCATATGGTTGTTCTACTGCAACCTTGTGTGTATAAGGAAGAGTTATAATGTCACCAGTTTTTGCATACTGGTCATTACTTCTATCAGAGGCAGTTGTATTTTCTTCTGAAAGAGTTACACCCTTCATAAAGTACTTCGGACGCAATTCTCCATGTTGCATATCTATAGAGTTTCTATAGTCTGCGTGTTGAACATCACCAGTTGCATGTCCTTTAAAGTTGTCAACCAAGAAACCAGATTTGAATCTATCAAATCCATCAGCATCTTGAATCTGTAATGTATTTGCATCCTTCTCTAGAAGGTTCAATGCAGTGTAGTATTCTATGTTCTCAATACGAGCTTCTAGTTTACCAATGTCACGCATTGTGTATCTACGATTATTAACTGAGGTATAAGTTACGTCATTAACATCAATAACAAATGGAGGCAAATCTAAATCTGCAAGTTTCATTGCGTCATCAATTGGCTTAGGTGTTTGTGGAACTTCTGAATCTGCACCACGAACCACTTTGAATTTACCATCAGCAGCAATGAATAAAGAATCCTTTCTTCCAACATGGAAGTCTAAGTCATAGATGAAGTTTGAATTGTCTTTTGGTATTGATACTGTGGATGAACCAGACCCAGCAAAAGAGCGTGATTCCATATTAAAGGAATACGAAGTTACTCTATAAACAGTTTGAGTTTGGATAGTCTGAGTTGTTGTAGTTGCATCGGCAACACGGGGCCTAAAGTCCACTGTATCACGCAAGTCATATTCACCAGTAGGGTCTGCAACCTCTGGGTCAACGCGAGTTGCTGAATATGTTGGAATATCTTTGTAACTAATGGCACTGTATGAGTCAACATTAAAGAAGTCTCCTGTACCATGAGTAAAGTAGTCTGCAACAATCATCAATCGTCCAACAGGGGCGACTGTATTTGGTTTACGAACAATCCTACCAATATCGTAGAAGTTATCTCTTTGTCCATTATCTAACACAAAGTCGTTTGTTATAATTCTAGAACCAGCAGTAAAGGTATCTAGACTTCCAGTTTCAGCACTCTCTGCACCAGTAATAGTTTCGCCAGTTTCAAAATCAGTGTTGTTGATTGGAATGAATGTCACAGGAGAAATTGTATTTACAACTCTTGCCTTTGCGCCAGACGTAGTACCAGTAATCAATTCACCTTGTGTGAAGTTACCTGTTGAACCTGTTACTGTCCACTGAGGAAGTACGGGGTCTGTTGAAGCACCCTCAGAATCAAACACTGCCCATAGTTTATGGATGTCTGATACACCTAATGAAATATCAGGTTGATGTGCAGAAACACCATATTTTGCAGTACCACCAATACCAGCATTATGAACAAGTACTTGATACATTCTAGTTCTTGTTTTAGATTTTTCTTGTACTGTAGTTCTTGTAATTGTAGTAATAAGTCTTACTGTTGCGCCGTTACCAAATGGGGAATCAGTACTATCTCCAATCACAATAGAGCCAGTACCAGCACCAGTAAAGGTTATGTGTGCATTTGTTAAATCAATCTTATCTCCAGCAACAGCAGTACCACCAGTACCAGCAACTAACACAGTCAAAACATAATCGGTATTAGATACAGCATTGAATGTTTCATTTGCACCAGCAGAGAAAGAAAGATCACCGCCTGAGTTAGACTGTCCTACGAAAGTCCTACGAATAACAACTGAAGTATCTGAGACTCCGTTATTTAATGTCGTCTTTAATGTTTTAATTGAATTCTTCTGAAGTTTACGGAGAAGAATGTTTTTATTCTGGTCACGAAGAGATGCCCTCTTACGAACAAAGGCAACTGAAGAAATAGCGCCAGAAACATCAGCACTTAAATCAAGTGTCTGGCCAGAAATTGCATCCACTCTTCTTTCTTCCAAAGCACCACTTGTACCAGAAGGTATAGAAATAATATCTCCAACTTCTAGTTCTGTACCATAGTCTGTCTGGAAACCAGTAACCGCATCTTTATCACCAGTAAGAATTGTGTTAAGTCCTGCTATAGTTGTACTTGCTTCAAGAACAATATCAGATGTAAAGTGTGGGTCTGTTCCACTATCTGTTGAGGGCATGTATGCTTGTTTAACTCTACTAAAGTCAAAAGAACTAACAGCCGAAAGTGTTAAGTCTGCATTTGAACTATTTTCTAATATCTCATCAGTTTCAGCAGAACTAGAACATGTCACCTTTTCACCAACAGTGAAGATACCAGTAACACTAGCAATTGTGACAACAGCAGCTGCTGTTACGTCAGTCGTACCATCAACCTCATGGGCAACTACGAAACCATATGCACCTGTACTTACACCAGTGATTTTATCACCAGCAACAGGAATTGCAGAAGGAGTACCACTTAATGTAATTTTGGTAAACATTCTGATATCGAAAAGGTATAGGTTATATACTGCGTCTGTACCAAATTCACTTTGACTGTTGGCAGTACCAGAGAAGTGTTCAAATGATCTTGCACGAGCAATACCAATTTGAGCACCAGACGATGATCCGGCAGATGATGTTTTAGTATCAAATAGTCCAATCTGTCTATAGGGTTCTGAAAGGTCGCCAGAGATGAATGGAGATATTTCTGGAGAACTGAATGCGTTTGTTACACGAACAAAGTTACCAACCTCTACAGGGGTAACTGCGGCATTGTAGTTTTCAAAACTTCTTGGTTTAGGAACATCAATGTATCTTGGAGAAATAGTTTCTACTTCATAACCACGAACATATGCTTTGCCTGGCGCAACTTGAATTGTCAAGAAGTCATCAGATGCAGAGTTTTGATCGTCAGTAGTTGCTAATGGGTCATAGATACCATTATTCAATCCATCATTCGATGTCTCACGAATATCAATTTGGAAAGGACTTACTGAATAATCACCAGATTCGTCAAAAGTTCTACGGGCAAGTGTTTCGCCGAGAACAGAGTATTCTGTGTTTCTTGCTTTTTGTTGTACGATACCAGTATTTGTTCTAAGAAGTTCAATGAAGTCTCCATCTAGAACTGAATCTAAAGCAAGTTTTGCAAGGGTAAGTGTAATCTTTAATCGGTGCGCGCCTTTAGCGTTTACGTTTGAAGAGCCTTGTGCATTGTCCAAAAGAGATACATCTTCTTCTGGTGTCTCTAGGGTTTCTGTAACAGTCAAACCAATACGATAGTTTGGGGTGTTTGTATACTTGTCTAGAATAATTCTTTGTGTTGCAACCTTAACAAAATGTCCACGAACAAAGTAAACACCTTCTTGAATGTTTGCAGATGAACCAGTTGCTGTTGCTGAAAGTGCTTGAAGTTGTGCAGAGGCAACACCACTACCAAATGAACCAACAGTACCATTAGCAGATATCTTTTCGCCATCGTTGAAAACAGTTGTTACATTGTTTGTACCTGTTGCAACATACTTTACAAATAGAGTGATAGGGTCAGCTGATGTTGCTGCGGTTGCTTGAATAACTTCTGCAACAACGCCACTGGCAGCACCAGTGATTCTCTTACCAACAAAATCTTGAATGTAACCTGATACTTCTGTTGACTCTAAAAGTCCTTCTAATTTAACTGCATAGTATTCGGTTGTAAATCCAGTTGAGCCTGGAATTACTACAGTTCCTTCTTTGAACATATGTCTACCATGTCTTTCGACTTGGTTCTGAAGGATAGTTTGAAGTGCAGTTAACTCTCTCGCTTGGACTGAAAAGCCAGGCCGAAAGAGTACCCTATGAAAGTTTTTGTCTTCTGCAAAATCATCATAATACGGGGCTACATTAAGATTTGTATTTTCCATTGTTTAGAATTCCACTACGATTTTAATATCTTCTGTTTGGTCTGAGGCACGACTAATTGGTCGCCTGTTCTCTATATAGATAATCTTACCACTATCGGGTTGTAGTTCTGGAGTTGCATAAGTTGCAGCTGTAGCAACACCACCACTAGTACCGCCAGTAATAACATTAGTACCACTAAATGCAACTAAATTACCATTTGCATGAAGTCCATAAGTTGCATATTTTTCTTGATGGTAGTATATAATATTGTTAGTTGAATCAAACTCAACAACCCTACCTACTGCACCAGTAACCGATTGAGTGATAACCTCATCAATCTCATATGCAGCAGAGGGAGCAGCACCCAAGGTAACTTTTAAGGTCTGTCTTGCAGTCGATGATGTAGAAATAGTTGTTGTGCCGAAGTTGAATGGGTCTTTCACAAGTCCAACTTCTCTGAAATCGTTTGCAACTGTAAAGTCTGTACCTTCATTCTGTTCTAACTTTACGTTAGTTATTACGAAGTGGCCACCAAGTTCATGTACCGCATCCTTACCATGTCCACCCTTTGGTGAAATGATTGGTTGTACCGAACCACCAGAACCACTACCAATGTTTGCGGCAGAACTTACAGATGTGTCAGAATATACGTCAGCCAAGTTAACATTTGCAAACCTATAACCACTACCGATTGTGTACATGTTTGTACCAGAAGAACCTTGTTTTACAATTGCACCACCTGCTACTACAATCTTTACAATACCACCTGTACCATCTCCATCAACTGGAGAATAGTAAGTTCCGTTTGTGTAACCAGTGCCAGCAACAGTACGAACAACATCCAATGCTCCATCTACTGCGTCACCAGAAATAGTTGCGTCTGTACTTACTGGCATGAAATCTGATGTCAAGAATTTTGTAACTTCAGCAGTTGTAATCTTGTACATGTATTGCAACCTGTAACCACCCAACTCAAAAGGAGTTGAAGTTTCAGATGTAGGTTCAGCACCACTATATGCAACCCCAGCATTATTGTCAAGTACTTTGTAAACTCTGTAAGCAGAAGTCATAAAGAAGTATGTACCAGCATAAAGATTTGTTGCACTGCTGGTTGTGGTATTTGAACCACTGATATCATGTTCGTACATATCATAAGTTGTACTGTTTGCCCAGTTCCTTCTAGGTAGAGCAAATGAAACATCAGATGATGAAATAAGTTTTGCGGCAAGCATAGAATCCCATTTGTAATGTTCCGTTGTTACATCATCAATAGGTACAGGAGGAGAGGTATCGTCACCACCAGTAGTCGATGTTGTAAATGGAGTACTCTTACCAATGAATAGATAATAAGTTGTCTTAGCAGATTCCGAGAACGATTCAAAAAATTGTTCTGCATTGTGCTGTCTGAAATGTTCTGTTATAATTGCTGCCATAATGGTTTCCTGTTTCCTATACTTTTATTTATGCATCTTTCAAAACTTGATAATTAGTCTGGGCTTGATGCGGTTATTTAATACGTCCTATTATGATATGGCATATCTAACAACAACAATACCAGAACCGCCTGCAGCAGCATTAGTGTTAGAACCTGATGTAGATGAAACGCCCGAAGCACCATTGCCTGTGTTTGCAGCACCAGCAACACCATTCGTTTGGCCTGCGACACCAGCACCACCAGCCGCATATGTTACGTTAGACCCTGTTCTAAATGCATTCGTCTTACCAGCACCACCAGCAGCAGTACTACCATTTGAAGCAGTACCAGCAGCACTAGCACCACCACCACCACCCGAACCACCATCGGAGCCATATGCGCCACCAGCACCACCAGCGTTACCAAATCCTGCTACGTTTGTAACTCCAGCGTAAGATGCTTGGTTAGCTGCGCCTGCTGGCGTATTATTCTCTGAACCACCAGAACCAGAACCACCAGCATTACCATCTGTGCCGTAGTCTGGGGCACCGCCACCCCCTGTTCCTGTATGTGCGTTAAAGGAACTATTACCACCATTTCCAGCAGATGCGGCCACGTTAGCTCCTGCAGCACCACCAGCACCAACTACAACTGCATAGTTTCCAGATGTGACTGCTTGTGAGGTTGCGACAACCATACCACCAGCACCACCACCACCAGTAGAACCAGCATTACCCTCAGCCTGTGCAGCACCACCGCCTCCACCCACAATCATATAATCACAAGTCAGACTTCCAGTAAATGAAATTCTTGATGTTGCAAGGAAAAGGTGAACTCTGTATGTAGTTCCACCAGATACATATTCTGACACAGTTCCACCGACTGCAAAACTGGGTGAAGTTAGTGAATCAACATACGCTTTAGTTGTTGCATGCCCAGTAGCTGATGGAGCACCACTTAAAGTTAATGCGCCCGTCATCGTACCGCCAGCTTTTGGTAGGGCGGCACCAGCTGTAGTTGTGTTGGCTGCTATAGTTGTATTGATTGAGTTAGCAAGCTTGTCTGCCGTTACTGCATCATTAGCAATATCTGCCGTAGCGATTGCCCCGTCCAGTACTGCTATAGATTTAATTGTATCAATTGCCATGTGTTATATTCCTTTGTTATCCAATTGCACAGCCATTATTTGAAAGAATTACCCAACCAATTGTGGTTGCGTAAGTGAGCATAATACTGTCGCCAGCATCACCCATAGTAATAGTTGAACCACCAGCAAATGTAGATGGAGTAATAGTAGCATCTCCAGCATCAACCTTTAATGTAATAATTTTTATTTGACCTACAGTTCCGTTAGCAAGTGAAAATGCATCAGCAGAATCTGTTGTAATTTCTGTTACACCAGTTGTTAAATTAATAGCACCAGCACCAGTAATAGCCTGTACACTTGTCTTTAAGTCTGCAAGAGTTTTGTTAGTAAGGATATCAGTAGAAACTTTACTTACCAATGTAGAAGTGCCTGTGCCTTGAGGAAGCAAACTTATGTTTGTTATGCCCGCACTGTGTGGTTGTGCTTTGAGTGTTTGACCATGAGTGTTTGCATGGCAGTTAAGTTTAAGCATTCCCTCTAAGTTTGAACCATTACCTTTAATTTCTAATATCTGTGATGCAGGGTCAACGACTAAGTTTCCAGATGCAGTAGTGGCAGTACCACCAATAACTGGTGAAGTCAATGTTTTGTTTGTGAGTGTTAATGTATTGGTGGCTAAACAGATGGCTGCTGTGTTACTCAAGTTTGTACTTGCAAGTGTAATTGCAGCACTACCATTGAATGCTACTCCAGCAATAGTTCTTGAAGCTGCAAGAATAGTTGCTGTTGCAGCGTTGCCTCCTACTGATACGTTACTTGATAACGTACTACCATCACCAAACTTAGTGTACAATTCTACAAAGTTGTCATTAACCTTATCGCCGCCTATGCGTAAAGTATCACCTGTTCCGTCATTTGCATTTGTACCTAATCCTAGTGCTTGATACGCCATGTTAGTTTCCCTTATTTCTTTCTTTTATTTATAAGACTTATATGTTAGTTTTTGTCAAAAGTTTCTACGTTAGCATCAAATTTTACAGTAGTAGAACTAAATCGTTTCGAGCTAGTAGTAACTATAATCTCACTTGGAGGCATGATGTTAATTCTTTTTGCAAATGCACTTTCTGGAATAGTTCCATCTGCATTTACTATCTCTCTAATTCCAATGAATCCAATTTGTGCTAGTGTATATTGGTCGCGTGATTGGTTGTTTGAATCAGTCACTTTCCTTCCACTAGGGTCACGATGATTTGGTATCACCGCAGCAATAGTTTGAGGATGCACCGAGAACGCATAGTGTGCAACATTCTCTAGTGTTGGGCCTGTAAGTTGTGAACCCCTTGGGCCATCCATTTTCACACTGATGTCACTTGTTAACGAAACATCTCTTGTGCTATCAGTTAGTCCACTTGGAGAAACGACTCCTACTCCAGCATTAACTCTTTGAGTCGTGTTAGTGGAAGTACCCAAACGTCTACCAAATATTGTAGTGAATAGGTTAGTGAACGTAGATGCGAGTTCTGGAGAGAATGTCTCATCCCCTGTGAATCCACTGACTGTACCAGCAGCAGGAACTTGAATAGTTGCACCCACTTGAGTTGCAAAAGACACTTCACCGAATACGTTCCAACCAGCTGGGTGAACAGAACGTCTAATTGAATCTCTCCACTGGTTAATAGACTCGCCAACACGAATAACATATGAGTAGTCTTGATAGTAATAACTATCTTGAACCTTCATACTTTCAGTTGAAAGTTTACCTCTATCCGTTGCGAAGTTTCCAACAGTAGCACCGATAGTACCAATGTCAACAGTACCAATAGCAAAATTAGATTGCACAATTGTAGCAGTTGCGCCTGTGATTGTGCTTATCACATCTCCATCGTCTAATGTTATATCAGTTTGTAGTTTTAGTAAATTTCTTGAACTGTCAAAGTTTATAACTGTTGCAGAATGACTTGTTAAAGTATCTCCCTTTACAAATGTACCAGAGTAGTTTTCTATGATAAAGTTTCTGTTAAAAGATACAGTTGGTGGCGTGATATAATCCAAACCAAAGTTTGTTATTGAAACATCACCTATCGAACCAATTCTTGGAGATTGAGTTGAGACAGCATATAATTCTGCACCTGTACCACCAGAAGTTGATACAGTGACAGTTGGAGTTTTTAGGAAACCATTACCAGTGTTAATTATCTCTAACTTAGTAATTTGACCAACTTCAGCAGAAACACTCAAGTCAATAAATGTCTGAGGTTCTAAAACAATTTGTGTACCATCTTCTAGTACTAGATGGTCTGCTTCGCCTATAGTTTGTTCTAATGAGGTGAAGAAAATATCTGCATCTTCTCTAAGAAGCTGCAACCCATCTTCCATGATGATATCACCAGTGAGGTCTTGGGAAGTTCCTTCCTCTAATGCATAATCTAAAGAAGTTTTTTCCGTGAGTACTGATCCGCTCTGTTCTAGGAAAAGATTGTTTCCATCTTCCATCACTAAGTATGCATTACCTAATGTGGCATCTTCTATTTCGAAATTGTCACTCTGAATTACTAGTATATTCTTATTGTCTTCAGTAACAATTTGATCTGGCGAAGTATCAGACTCTAAGTTTATTCCACCACCAACTACAGCAACCTTCGCAACAACTCCTTGTCCAGATGTATCAGAATTATTGAATACAAGCGCGTCCCCTATTGCATATCCAGTACCACCACTCTCAATTAAAATATCATCTACATCGCCAGGCTGAATAGATTCTATTCTACCAGTGGCAGCATTATTGCCACCAGAAGCAATATTAACAGTGTCATTAACTTCATAATAAGAACCTCTATCAGAAAGAGATAGCCCTGTAACAATCCCCTTCACTATACCACCAATTTCTAAATCTTGGTTAGTGTCAGTTGAAAGAATAACCTCACCAGTTGTGAAGGCTCCAACTATAGAGTTTTCGTCTAGACTAAGTTCAGCAATGTCAACCTCGCCCTCTCTAAACTTAATGACAGTTATGAGAATTGCCTTTGCACCAGAAGTCGAACCAGTTACAAATTCACCAATTGCATTTGTGAAATCAGAGTTTCCAGTTTCAGTAATTCGAATTACTTTGTCTGTTGACCATTCACCATCAGAGGCTCGTAATAAATTATCTCTAGGATAAATTACCTCAGGCTCTTCGTTGAAAAGAATTCTAAAGAATAGCTTGTGTGCATCAGCAGTACCCTTTGCTGCGTACAAGTCTTTAATACTCTTGATGAGTTTTCTTTTCTCAGTACCTTCTGCCAAGGTATTGGGAATAGACTCCATAAGAGAGTTTCTAAAATTATCAAGAAAACTATAAACAGTATTATCAACATCTGCGTATTCTAATAGTTGCTGAATATTCTGAACAGGGTTAGCGCGATACGACACAACAGTTGTTGTCGCACCAGATGTAGCACCCGTTATAATTTCGCCAGTTTCAAATCTTTGTTGAGATGTTATGAATAATCTGTTGGCAGCATCAAAGTCATCTACAAGTATTGTGGCAGTAGCTTTAGATTTAGTACCAGTAATGATTTCGCCAGCACTAAACTTTCCGATAGATGCTTCAAGAACAACCTTCAACCCATCTTCACTAAGAATGAAATTCTCTGTGATAGTCTCTTCTATTACATAATCATTAGAACCAGATACGACAAGTTCACCAGACTCCAAAAACTCATAGTAGTGTTTTAAGAATGATGAGAACAGGGGATGGTCTGACTTAATAAAGCCAGGCAGTTGCTCGTTTATATGTGGTGATACTTTATTTTTTAAAGTCGAACTAGTCATCTAAAACCTTGTACCTTGCTAGTATGAGCTGTATGTGTTTTGTGTAGTACTGTAACCTGTACCAGCAGAAGAACCGCCTGCAGCAACAATATCCACTGTACCATTTACAGTTGTATTTGATAAATCAATTTCTAACAACTGGTTCCTAACAGAAACAACATCGTTAGAAGCAGGAAGAATATCAACTGATATTGTCCCATCTGTGTTAGTTGCAGAAGTAATATTTACAGATGTAATTACTATCTTTCCACTAGTGTAATCAATCGTCCCAGCTGCTGTGTCAACATATGTTCTGGTAGTACCACCAACTAGATAATAAGTTCTGATTTTACCAGCACCATCATCGTCAAAATAAATCGTATTGGTATTTCCCGAAATAGTAAATCCAGTAGAAGTAGTAATACCACCCAACGCAGCATTATGTCCAGTGTGTGGATGATACAATGCATTGTTAAAACTAATGACGTATTGAGTCAACTCACTTAGCGTTGGAGTAATAATCTGATTGAGGGACAGTCTTGTACTGTTAGAAAGTAACGAAGGGTCTGTACCATCAATCAATCTAGAAAGTTTGGAGTGTCTAAACACAACATCGAAGTTTGTCAAGTCACTTGAATTGTAAGTTGATATTGTTTTTCTAATAAGAGTTTCTAAATCAATAGCAGTCTTTGTGGTAGTCTTACTATCAAACTTAAAGTCAACCTTCAGTTTAATCTTCGTAGCTACTGGGTTTACTAATATTGGACGAATAGATGCAATATTGTATTTCTTTAAATCTAATGCAATGCTATTCTTTTGAGCCTGTGTTAAATTAACACCAGACTTAGTTCTTACAGAAAGGAATACTTGTCCGTAGATAGGTGGGTCATTATCTTCACCACCCCATACTTGAACTGCCTTAGTGCCTGCATATACTTTTGGAAGTATTGTTTTATAATCTTGTGTAGTTACTGCTCTACCCTGTGATGCATAATCAAGAGGAGCATTAAACTTAATAGATGCAATGGTTTCTGCTTCTGCACCACCTGTTGCAATAACCAATGACGCAACAGTTATATCAGTTTCGCCAGCAACAGATGTTGTAGAAAATAACTTTGCACCATTCGCCTTGTCTTTGTTTGTGACAATATATTCAAGTTGAACTATGTTACCATTGGAGATTGAACTTCCGATAACACCATCTCCGAAGTATACTTCAAATTTTCCGTCTGAGGATTCTTGAAGGAAATACACTTTAGCACCAGAAGTCACTTGTGTAATGTCAGTTGCAAGGGTGTAGGTTGTAGTCGAAACATCACTTGCAGAAGTTTGTACTGATACCTTTAATGTGGTAGTGTCACCGCGATCATCAGAAACCAAAAACTTCTGATCAATGTTATTTAAATCTACTGTGTATCTGGATGTGATAAGAGTGCCTTCATAAATCGGCACGTTGATGAATCTCATAACACCATTTGTTGCAGTAGTAGATATTGCTTCGTTTGCGACAAATCCAAATGTACTACCATTCATCTTTGTAGTAAATCGTGTGCCCTTTGCAAGAGTTGCACTTGCAGCCGTTGAAGAATTTAAAGTAACATCAACATATGCAACAGGAGCTCGAGCAGAACGAGGAGTGTATCCAAGTCCCTTTGCGTGAGAGACAACAGAAGAACGAAGAGTTGCACTATCTAAGAATGCTTCGTTCATTGCAAAGTTGGCGTTCATTGCGAGGTAGTGAGTATTGTATGCGAGAAGGTCAATAATTTGAGTCATACCAGAACCTTCAAAATTATAGTCCGAAAACTCAGTCTGATTTTTCATGTATGTCTTGAGGTTGCTTTTGATTAGATCAAAGTCTAACTCTGTGACTTGTAGTTTGGTTGCCATATTAGTTACTCTTCTCTTCTAATTGTTTTAACATTATCGTAATCTCTCCATACCTATCTCTAGAGTCTCAAGACCAGTTGCAGAGTTTATAAGATAAAATTCTATGGTTACATGGTATCCGTTTATCCCAGCTACATTAACTTGTACAGAAGATAACTCTGCTCTAGGTTCAAAGTTTGAAATACACTCTTCAATGTATGTAGCTAAGTTTTCAGCAGTTGACGTATCCACAGGCTCGAACAAAGTCTTTCGAATGTTAGAACCAATCTCTGGATGGAAAGGGCGTTCATAGAAATCTGTACTTATAAGATTCCTTACACTTCTCTTTACGGCATCAGCATCAGACAGTTTAGCAATGTCTCCAGTGATAGGATGTCTACTGAAAGACAGACTGATATCCTTATAAACTCTGGTGCTTCTAGACTTTGATGCTGATGCATCAGTAAAAGAATTCGGTGTCAACGCCATTTGTAAATCTCCTTACTTCTATTTATAACGAAAACTAGAGATTAATGAAAGATCGGTTTGCAATATGTTCATCTTCAATATCTTCTTTACATTGTCCGAAGTATGCTACTGCATGATGTTCTTTAATCATATTGTCATTAAGAATACTACCATCTTCCAATCTGAACTTTCCAAGTATTCTTCCGTACTTACCCTTACCATCTTTAACAGTGACTAAGGTTTGAGTAGAACCTACAGGCATGGCATTCAACACATATTCCTTTGATGCGAGTCCGTACTTCTTTTCTTCTAAGTCTCTTGTTCTAGATTCTGGTGTGTCGATACCAAAGAACCTAACTCGTTGTTTGTGTAACCAAACACCAAACCCTAAGTCAATATCAACATCTGTGGTATCACCATCAATCACTTTAACTATCTTACATGTGTACTCGTACATTTACTTCTCCTTAACCAGTGGAAACATTTCCACTGCCTGCTGTCATTGCACCAGCATCAATTGCGTCTGTCACTCTACCCACCTTCTTGCCATTAATACTAACAGTACCAGAACCAGCAGACAAGGTAACTACATGAGATGTCTGACAGCTGTCACCTGTGTGGGTATGTGAAACTGTTGGAGCACCAACAACTATTATATTTATTCCGTTTGCTTTAACAGTTCCGTCAGTATTAGCTGTGTCAATAGTTGACGTAGTACTACAACTGTGTCCTGTATTTAGTGCGTCACCCACTCTGCAAATTGCTGGCATCTCCTATGCCAACTGGTAAAACTTACCAGTTTCCTTATAGTTTCTATGGTTATACATTGTTAAAATGAGAGCAGCGTTTCCAGTTTCCTTACAAGATATATGTATCCAAGGAAGTCCCGAACCTGTATTCTTAAATTCAAGAATCAATTTATCATGGGGAATGTTTTCTCTCATCCATTGAGCTCTTGCAAAGTATCCAGATTTTGCGAGGCCAGGGAATTGAATATCCGCAGCTTCACCAATGTTATGTTGACTTGTACCAGCCCTACCTCTGTAAGCATTAGTGACTATCATATCAGGATACTGTTCTTTGATTGGGTCGAGAACATGCACCGCAAGAGTTTTAAGTTTGTCAATAATTTGTTTCTGTGTCTTACCTTCATTGCCACCATTGGCGATTGTCGAAGATGCGACAACAGAGTTCTTGGATAGTTGTCCAAGTGTGAAGTGTGTAGATAGAGGAAGAGAATAGTTTACCCCACCAATAACATTACCAGAAGTATCATACTTAGAATTTGCTTGTGCAATCTCAGCTGAAGATGTTATGGAAGTTGCAACTGGAGTCGCTATAAAGTCAGAACCTAACGTACCATGTTCTTCACCTTCATCTGGTATGCGAGGTAAAGATACAGCCTTTCTAGTTGCGCCACTGGTATTAATTTTTCCTGTTAGTGAATTATAAGAGTAGTCAGAGAAAGTCGAGGGCAATACCTCACCCGATTCAATTGCAGTTTTGATATCACTATCAGTCTTCTCTTCATCATCACCTGCAAAGAAGCTATCTGATTCAGTTAGAGGGATGAATGCTTTATCCGCCTTGATGTCTGCAAGTTTCATTGCAGCAATCTTTGTAGAGAATGTATCAAGCTCGTACTCACCAATATTAATACTCCAAGGTAGAATGCCTGTTGCAATATCTCCAGTGTCCATGAATGTAACTTCTGGTGTAATGTCTTCACCAATAGCAGGGGATGGAGTTGTGCGAGGTACAATAGGAGTGATCGTTACCGCACTTCTTGTAACAGAGTTCAAGTCGATTGTCGCACCAGAAAGATTCATTGCACCAGCAGAACCTATGTTCAATGCTCCAGCAGTGTCAAGTACCATTGCACCAGTTGATGCGACAGTGTAAGTTACTTCTGTGTTCAATGCAACTGCACCCGTGATGTTGGTAGTAAGTGTACCTTTAATATCTGTGAGGGAATTACCATCCAACACCATGTCATAGTTACCATGAACAGAATTTGTAAAGTTACCACTAGTAACTATTTGCATATCCCCTACAGATTGTTGTAAGAACTTTCCAACAGACTGTTGTGCCATAGTTGTCTGTGCTGTCATCTCAATAGATTCATTTGCAAACATACGAATGTTCTTGCCTGCATGGAAGTCTATGTTCTTACCGACATTGAAATTTAAGTTCTCATCAACCTGAGCATCCATACTGCCACGGACATACAAAGACGCATCACCATCAACAAAGACTTTCATGTTACCACGAACACGAACATGTTTGTTTTGATGAACGATTTCAAACCCGTCACCAACAATCTTTGTTACCTTAGTTCCGTCTGGATGTATTTCGTAGAACGTACCAGAACGATGGTATTCGTGAATACGCTCGTGGCCTGGCGTATCATCCATCTCTTGAATATGACCACTTTCGGTTTCCCGTACATGGTTGAAAGGGTATTGTGCATTGTAAGACGGAGCTGGTTCGCCCGTTAAGTCATCTAGATTATCTTTCTTAAACTTGTTGACAGGGTGTTGGTTTCGTGCATCGTTAACCGCAAGTCGATTAGTGTCTGCCTCATTAACTCTACGAGGATAGAACCCTCTTGGGTCAGTAAATCCTTTAAGAGTGTTTACTGTGGATACAACTATCTCAACTTCAGAACCTTCTCTTGGTGCATCTTGGAAGACTACCTTGCCTGCTTCAATTCTATACGACATTAGGAAACTCCCCTCTCTGTGGAATATTCTGCCAAAGTAATCTCTTTTGATTTCAATCTATCATCAACCTTATTAGGAAATTCATTAGGGTAGAAGTGTCCGCTATCATTTTCAATATCATTCTTCAAGCCTGCAGTGGAGAATGCAGTACGAGCAATACCTTCATACAGAGTCTTATCCCAAAGCGCATTGCCGTAAACATCTGTAATAATAAAGTCAATCGCTGCACCGAAGTTGTGCCATGAACTGCCTGGCCTTGCTGCATTTTTCCCACCAGATTTATATGTTCGATGTAGTTCTTGTTGCTGTGCAGAAGAGATGTATGCATAGGATATAATACAATCATAATCTTCATTCTTAGCAAGGAAGGTTTGAACACCCTTAACAAACTTGGGACGCAGTTCTGGTGCGATCTCATTAATACGAGCAGCAAGTCTAGTCTTATGTCTTGACCTTTCAAATGCACTTGCTTCCACTGTAACACCATCACCATAATAAGAGTCAGGTGGTATCTCTATATTGTTTTGAGATTCGGGGGGATTGTTTTCTGCTGCTTGCACAACTCCATTAATCTTAACGAGTACTGTAGAGTCTGTCGTATCTGCTGGTGTAGAAAATTCTGTTGTAGTACCATCGCCCAGTGTTGTAGAAGCAGCTACTTCTGGAATAGGTAGTTCTTGATTGGGGGAGTAGTCGTGTGGAGATTGACCTGTGGGTGCAGACTCAGGAGAGTTGATGCCAGGAATTGTTCCTATCACCATAGGTTCTTGCATAAAGTCTGGGTCACGCCAGAAACCAAATACCCATGAACCTTCAATAGGCCCTGTGGGAGACATACCGATACCGCCAGCAGATGCCGATGTAGTTGGTTGTACGCAAACTGCCCAAGGTAAATCTACTGTGGGAAGTTTAGTTTTATCTGCTGTGTGATAACCATATACACGAGCTCGTACACGACCCAATGCTAGTGGATCATTTCTATCTTCTATTACACCAAACCACCAGACGAACCCGTCACGGCCAGCGAAGAATGTGTTGTCAGTTGTCGCCATTTATAAATCTCCTTAAAAGTATTTAGGTGATTTAATCAGGAGTACTAAATTAAAAAAAGGAAGGGCATCTCTACCATTCCTTTTGTTTCATATACATTACAATGTATACTACAATGTACATTACAATGTATACTACAATGTACATTACATGTAACTTACCACGACAGTCACAAGGAGTTGCATTGCTACTATAAACAATACTGTCTCAATCATAACTGCAATCCAGCTGAACCACTGATCGATGTCATCTTCATTAAGATGTTATCTATGTCAGACTCCGAACAGAATCCCTTTACAGTATCACCCTTACGAGTAATGCCAGGCAGTTCACATTGCAACCTTGATTTAGTCATCTTGTAGTACTTAGAAACCGAAATCTCATACAGTCCCTCTTTGTTACCATAGGACATCTCATTCTTAATAACAGATAACTCATACCCTCCAAACTGAACAAGGGCTTGAACACCATTGGGTGTTTCTGTTTCTTTAAACTTTAACTCATCGAATTTCATTGCGTATTTTCTCCATACGTTCATAACTCTCTAACCATTTCAAAGGGGACATAATGCTTTGACTAACGGACATCTTTAACTTGCGAGAGCGAAACTCTTTCTTCAAGTCTTTCGCCACCTGCACTCCCAAGAAACGGGAGACTAACTTCACTAATGTTTGTCGGAACCCTACATCGTGATTCATGTTCCCAGCCGTGTGTGCCAGTTCATGGATGATGGTGTACTTGTTGGTTCCGTGATTGGGACGCAGTGCAATCCCATAGTAACTTGCCTGTCCAGCAACACGAGCATTCTGAGAGGCCTTCATAAAACGTAATTGAGGGTCACTCATACCACGATCACCCGTTACCAAAGACTGATATGTCTTTGACTTGACAATACGATTAAAGTACTTTTGACATTCCTTTTCGGATAGGTTACTTGAACACTCTGGATACAATCGTTGAACTGCAAACTCACTCTGATAGACCTTAGATCGACCACTGTCTACTCCGCTGTTCTGCAATCGGTTAGTGTTGATGGACTTTGACTTCTTTAGGTAGTAGAGTGCCCACTTGTCGCCAAGGTTATCATAGGTGAGTCCATAGTCTCTTGCCACTTGCCCAGCTTCAGATCGAGTCATACTCATACGCTCATTACTCCTAATTCGTTTGTGTGATCAAATGCACTTGAAAGGAAACCATACGCTGGACTTACAAAGTCTTTTGCGAACATCCCTATCTCATTGAACCCGTAGAGAACGTAGCCATCGACTGGCGAACATTCTGTTTCGTAGATAACAAGGTCATAACCCGAAGGGATACGACCCTTAAATTCTTTGATTGATGGTATTGCAATAAATGGGGTAGTCATAGTGTCTTCTCCAATAGCTGTTCAGTAGTCAACCACCGAGTAGTACCGCGTTTTTTTTGACCTGCTAAAACCCTTGTCTCAGCATCCTTAGTTAAGTTACCATTCGCATCAAGGAACTTGGCTAGGTGGGGAGGAAGTGCAATCTTTGCTGGTTTGATTGAATCGTTTACTATTGTCATAATCGTTCTCTTCTGTTCTTCATTCTATGTAGCTATTATATCACTGTTACGATAACAAGTCAACAATAGAATGAAAATAGTTTTAAGGAAAACTCTAATGAAAACAACGACTTAACAAAAAGTTATATGCATATAACAAAAGAGTCTAAACTAACTTAGAATAAGTTTCGAGTTTAATCCGTTTCTCACGCTTGTAACGCATAACGTCCATAGGATTAATGTCATGGATACTCATTGCTATGTCCATGATACACTGTAAGTCACCAATCTCCTTCGCAAGTGCGTGAGGAAAGTTCTGAGGGAAACGAATTAACTTCGATGCCTCTTGGATAACCTCACCACACTCTTCCATAAGAATGACAAGGGACTCTGCCTTCTTCTCTAAAAGGTTCATAGGAATGGGCTTGACATATTGCTTCTCAACTGCTTCGATGTCTCCGAACTCATCATCAAAGTCATTCAGATTCTCCTTGGGTAAAACTCCCAGAGTTCTAAAGGGTAGTACTCTGCGACTCTTGTAGAAGGGAACACTCTCCCCTGTATGCTGATGAATGACTGTCATTAGATTAGCTTCGATTTCACGGAACCGATCCAAGTCTTCCTCTGTGTCTGCATCTAGATGGAGTGCGTACTTGTACATTCGATGATCTACTTCATTGTGAATCCATTCTTCACACTCCCAGATGGTGTTGAATTCTTCCGAACTGCATTCATCTTTCATCGACTCTGGTAGGACGTTTGAATGACCCGCGATTATTTTGTATTTCATGTAAACCTCTTTGTGTCAGTTTTGGGGGTGGCCCTTTGCGAACCTGTGAAAATGCTTTGAGTTGATTGATATAAATCTTTAGGTACTTGCATTCTGTATAGATTACTTTTGCCCGGCCAGTCTTGACGGGGGGTGCTGAGTACCCTCTAAGATATGCGAGAGTCTTGCAGTGGCGCTGCCGCCCTAGTCCGAAGACTCCAGTAGACTCTCTACCCTATGTACCTATTATACCATTGTTCTGTTAACAAGTCAAGACTTCTCTTAGACTGTTTTGTTATATACTTAGAAGGCTGCCTCCTCTCCGTTCTCTCCACTCATACCGAGTACGACATAAGGTACACATGTGTTCATCGTCACAAGCCCAGCCCAAGCACATGCAGTCTTCCATGATGGGAAACGCATTGACTCTACTGTGGTGGTTCCTTCGAGCAATCCTTTCAAGTGATACTTGGATAGCTCTACTGTAATCTGTTTCATAATCTAATCCTTCTTTCTCTCTAGTACATGACTATTATACCATAGTCTCTGATGCCTGTCAAGTGTTTATGCTAGATAAACATTATTCTTTTTCAACATCCACTTCTCTACCACCGGCATACCATAGTCATCTTCATCTGTCACCACATAGGCCACAGTCTTCTTGACGATTGCATACCGCCACCCTTCGTCATCAGTACGTCCTACCCACACCTTGTGAGGATAGTTCTCTACCATGCACATGGAGTAGTCATCAGTGTCCTTGTTCATAGAGTACTCAAAGTACTGGCCATGATCCTTCTCAGTGAAACAACCGATGGGCGACTTAGTGTAAGTGTAGTACATATCAACTTCCTTCTCTTTATTCTATAACTTATTATAACATTGTTCTGTTAACAAGTCAACTGTTTCGTTAGACTATTTTGTTATAAGGTTATGAAAATACTTCTAAGGATTGATTCAAAGTACAGGTACGCTGAAAGCCCTGACCCCACTAGGATACAGAGGACTGCTCTTAGGAACACTCTCGTATAAGACGTTGGACATCTGACTTGTGCCAGTACTTAACTTCAACCTTCTTCTTGGTTGTCTTGTTATGCCCATGGCCATGGTTCACTAGTCTTATGACTGTCTTAGTGTCCCAACCATCAGTATCCCAATAGTCTCCTGTTGAACACCAGTTACGCATTGCAGAACACTCAGTCATGTCTACCTTACAGGTATCGAACATAGGACAGGTGTCACAGGGACAGTCCTTCTTGTTCTCTGGGCCATAGTGTTGATCTTCATGGATGATATTAGAACGTACTGAATCATATATACCCTGTCCCACAGAAGTACTCAAC